GTTTCTCGATCTGCTCAAAGACCTGGTTTACCAGTCTCTTCTTGGTGTCAGGACTTGCCATTTCAACCTCCCTATACAGCCACCGTGCAGAGGTACATGTGGTCATCGTCTTGCTGGTGGCATATCTTCGCTATCACCGGAGTCGGCCTGCCAGCCGCATTAGCCACCGAATGAACCACCATGTCCGTTGCTTGCTGCCCGTTCAGGGCCACCGCCGCGTCCGGCACACCAATGTCGTCGAGTGCCATAGTTGCGGCTACCTCAGCGGGAGTGCGACTCTCCAAGCCACTGGCCGTGAACCTTGCTATCTCATCGTCGGCTATGTCGGCACCATCTACCTGCACCACATTGTTGTCAGCAATTCCCATAGCAATACCATCCACATCGCCGCCCGTAATCCTTCCCACCACTTCCTGTTCTGCAACGACTAGGTTCGCAGGTGTCTCTGCGGTGGTGGCCGCCATGATTGACTGCGCACCAGCAAAGTCGGTTTCCATTACGGCCCCGGCACCGTTCACATTCGTTGCATCGGTCACATCGGCCGACGCTTCAACCGCATCCAGTTTCCCCTTGTCGGCCTTGCTCATGAGTCCGTGCAGGGCATCAGTGGCATCCAGATCCGTGTTGTCGTCAGGTGTTCCCCAGTCGTCCAGTTTCAACGCAGACTGAGCCACGAACTCCACGGCATCAGGCGTTGCGTTGACCCGCAGCAGTTTCAGGCCATCATCCGCATAGTCAGCCGGTGTATCGGACAGCCCCAGAAAGGTGGTTGCCACCTCATCGTAAAACGCCAGTTTCTTCCATGTTTCAGCCATATTGCTTCACTCCTTACTTTTTCGCTACTTTGATTTCCCCAGTGTCGGGGTTGGCATATACCGCCAGCCTATCGGAGATATACACCTTGTGGTCTATGTCGCTCCTCGCCTCAAACTCATCCGTGTCCTCGTCATAGTTGGTGGCCACGTCCCACACCGCAGGGATCCGCCTTGCCCTAAGCGTTACAACACCCATAGTCACCCCTAAAAGTAGATGACCCGCACCTTCATCTTGCCCGCAGTCATATTGGCCGTGTTGGTCCAGGTTGCTATCAGGGGCGTTGACGCAGCAACAGTTTCCGCCGTCTTCTGGTCATTGTTAGTTCCAGCAGCCATAGACATGAGCCCATTCAGAGTCACCGGGCAGTCAACGGGGTCAACATACTTGTCGGTGTTTGCAGCAATCCCCACTTCAAAGGTCTTGGTAGTGTCGCCATTGAAAGCCTCAGTACACCATGCCACTATCTCCAGAATGACACTTCCCACTGGCAGGGTAACTAGAGCTTGGGTTTCGGCAGTGCCCCCGCCGGAACAGTCCACTTCCTCTTCGTAGACCTTGACAATCCCTTTCGAGGCAGCGACTAGCCCAGCCAACAGATTGAGGTCATTCTTGACAGCAGTAACCCCTTCTAGGATGCCAAGTTCCGCAGGTGTTACAACACTCCCGAGGAACTCGGAAATAGGACACCTATATGGAGCACCGTCACTGGGCGATATGGTCACGTATCCAGCTTCAAACTCAATGTTCTTTATGTGCATGTCGTCTCCTCGTAGAGAAGGGGGGAGCCATCTCCCCCCTAATCTATCTCGTTCGGTCTACGGGGTCAGAGAGTCTGGAAGGCGTTGTCAGCGAGCAGTATCCAGGTCTTCCCTACCCTGTCCGCGCAGGTGCACTTCGCCCTGACGTAGCGCTTGTTGGTGACAAAGCGGACAACGTGGACGCCAGGAGTCATCTGCGGACCAGCTATAGCCGCAGCACCCTGAGTGGCAACGCCTGTTCCGCTAGTGGCGGTCAGCGTGTCACCCGCAGTGGCGTAGAGGTCTGCATCGTCCTGCATCTCTACCACTATGTCGCCAACTCCCCCAATATCCTTCAGCGCCTCATCGAAGGACACGAGCAGGCCAGTGGCCGTGTCCGTAGTCGCCGTCAACACCCTGGGGGTGGTTGCGTCAAGTGCCACAAACCCAGTAGTGGCCGTGCACTTCTTCATCACCCGCAGGAAGTGGTGCAGAACCGGGAAGGTGGCTACAGTCAGCCAATTCCTGTCCAGCTCGTCCGATGCCTGGACCTCTATGGTGGACTCGTCACTGTACGCATCCGCGTCCGGCCCCTCCGTGACGATCATCACCGCAGCCAAGCCCTTCGCGCCCGTCTTCTTGATGTCCACTACACAGTTACCGTCACTGTTAGCGGCAATCGCAACGGCCGCCGCATCGCTCTCATCCATATCGACGAGGGCACCCGAATAGTGTCCCTTCAGGATTCCCAACGCATCAAAAGCCATCTTTTGTTCCCTCCTTCAATCCTTTGATTTACTTGCCGGCCTACGTGGACCCATCAGGGATGATGTTGTAGAGCCGCCCCATACAGCGGGGATCAATGTGGGCCAGACCCAGGGGCCAATCTATCTCAGTCCGATAGACCGGCTTCGCCTCCAGCAACCCCTTGTCCTCGACCTCGAGCGGGTACTCCTGTATGCCCCACAGGAACTCGCCGACACCGAACTTGACTGCATAGATGGAAGTACACTCCGTCCCACCAGCATCCCCCGCAGTATCTTCGGTGTTGGTGACGATCTCCGTGATCTGGTCGGCTTTGGTTCCTATGTCGACCAGGCGGGCACCTTGGTACACATCTACCAGCCTATCGAACATATCCCTGGTGTTGTCGAGCAGTTTCTCGTACCTGAGACATGCGCGAAGGGCCAGGAGCATCTTCGAGTTCATCAGCAGGAAGTCGGGTTTGTGCCCCTTAATGTGGTAGATGAGCTCGTCAAGGTGGTTCAGGAAGTTGTGCCTCTCCGTTGCATCGAGCAGCATACCATCCCCGGCAGTCCCAGCATTGTCAATGGACTGCCCGGTGTAGCCCTCGACCACCAGATCAGCGACCCGCTTGGAGATTCCCTTGAACTCCTCGGGGTCGGTCGCCGGATCTCCGTTGATGAACTTGTCGTTGAACTTGTACGCCGTCGCCTTCGTCATCATCACTTGCTGGATTGCCCTCGCATCAGCGATGCTGTTCTTCGCCCGGGCGATAGCTTTATCGGTGTCTATCATCGCGCCCATCAGCGAGATGTTTTCCACCTTCTGCTCGAAGTGGCCCTGCGATTCGGTGTAGCCGGCGTTGATCTTCCGGAATCCCACGCTAGGCAAATCCTGGTACTTCACGACAGTCGTGGCCAGTGTCCCAATGGTCTCCCACGGGACCATCTGCATCACGTTGGACTCCATCAGCAGGGTGTCCATCACGGATTTCCGCAGAGTATCCGTTTCTATCTTGGAAAATTCAGCCAATGTCCAAGCCATTGTTTGTTTACCTCCCTAGTGTTACTTCTTTCGGTTTGCTGTTTCCTCCGGACCGTACGCTTCTCTAGCTAGCTCGAAAGGACTCAGCTTGCTCAAATCCCTCGTCGGTGGTGTCGCGCCTGCGGGATTGACCGGTCGCGGCAGTTTACCTTCGGGATTCTGCGCCTTCAGGGCTTTGCTGAAGTTTTCCGCATACTTCCGCATCTCTTCTGGCGTTTCCGCACCAAACGACAAGACTGTCTCTACCGGGAGTTCAAATTCCTTCGCATACTGTTCAGCGTGTTCGCGCTTCTTGGCCTCGTTCACCGTGGCCAGTAGGCTTTCGTTGTCCTTGACCTGGGCATCGAGCTCGGCCTTCCGAGCTTCATCTGCCCTGATCTGGGCCGTGAGTGCCTGCCGCTTCTTGACCTGTGCTAGTAGGTCGGGGTCTCCTTCCGCCGCAGCTAACTCCTGCGCCGCCCTCTCCTCGTCAATCTTCTCCAGCGCGGTGGTCGCCGTCTGCAACCTCTCCTCCACAGTCTGCAACTGCCCTACCTGTTTGGTCAGCGCGGCGATTTCCTTGTCCTTTTTCCCCTGACTTGCTTGAAGGTATTGGTTCATCTGCTCCCGGGTAAAGGTCTCCGGTTCGGCTGAAGGCTCCGACGCTGGCTTTGAAGGCTCAGGTGTCTCCTCTGACCTCTGAGGCTCCTTCACCTCGTCTTGAGGCTCCGATTTCTGTTCGTCCATGCGATTTCCTCCTCTTATTTACGCAGCCACGTAGGGCCGCAACTTGACATTGAGAAACAGGGTGGTAGACTGGAAGGGAGATGGACGACTATATTCCCCCGGACAAGAACCTAGTCGACTTCCCCGACAACTGGTGGGGCAAGATTCTCAGTTACCTTTTCATTCTATGGATTGGCGCCGGACTGGTTATGGCAATCGGAGGGGCTATCTACATCGTCGTCTCCCTCATCCTCACCGGCACGGTCAAGCCCCTCTAGGGCTTCGGCAGGTTAATCTTCTGCTTGACCTTCGGCGGTGGCGGTACATACTTTCCACCGGCCCGCCAGTCTGTCTTATCATACTTTCGCCACTGTCCAAACTCTGTCTCTTATACACATCTCCGAGCCCACGAGACTAGGCATGATCTCGTATGCCGTCTTCTGCTTGAAAAAAAAAA